AGTGGAGCCACAGAATAAGCGCGGCCCGAAAGGCCCGTCAAAAGTACTTACAGATCAAGACTTTAATATGCTTTTAAGCATGGTTCGTATTCAGTGCACACAAACGGAAATATGCGAAATTTTAGGGATGTCGGATACTACTCTTAACCGAAGGCTAAAAGAGCGGGATTACGAAAATTTTGAAGACCTATATAAAAAGCATAATTCAGAAGGCAAGATGAGCCTTCGCCGCTTTCAATGGAAGGCCGCGGAAAATGGGAACGCAACTATGCAAATTTGGCTCGGCAAGCAATATCTTGGACAAAGAGAAAAGATCAACGCCGAATTGACTGGTGAGGGCGGTGGGCCAATCATCACAAGAGTAGAAAGTTTTTTCGTTGAGCCACCATCAAGCGATTGATCAGGGTGTAATTTCTTTCGCCCATCCAGCATGGTCGCGTCCTTTATTTGAGGGCGATCGTGGTCGGCCAAGATATAGAGGGGCAAAAGGCGGGCGCGCCTCTGGAAAGTCGCACTTCTTTGCTGAAATATTGATAAAGCGTATGATTGAAAACCCAGATACTAAAGCAATATGTATTCGGGAAGTTCAAAGATCTTTGGAGTTTTCGTCTAAACAGCTTTTGGCTGATAAGATTATATCAATGGGATTGCTGCATTATTTTGATATACAGCAAAACCGTATTCGTTCTGTTTTTGGTGAAGGAATAATAATATTTCAAGGTATGCAAGATCATACTTCCGACAGCGTGAAGTCTTTGGAGGGCTTTGATATTGCTTGGTGCGAGGAAGCGCAATCTTTGTCGAGCCGATCTATTGAGCTTTTAGATCCGACGATTAGGAAAGAGGGGTCCGAAATCTGGTTTAGCTGGAACCCATATAAGGAAACCGATCCAGTCGAGGAATTTTTTAGAGATAATGATCAAGCGGTTCTTGTTCATGTAAATTATCTGGAAAATCCGTTTTGCAGCGAGAACATTAAAGAAATGGCTGCGCGGTCTAAGGCTCAAAATATTTCGAAATATAATCACGTTTGGCTGGGTGATTATATGAAAGACGTTGAAGGAGCTTTGTGGAAAGATCCAATGATTAAAATGGCCCAAAGTAAGGACGAAATTCCGCAGCTTCAAAGAATTGTAGTCGCTATAGATCCAGCGGTGACCGCAAAAGAAAATAGTGATGAAACGGGAATTATAGTCGCGGGCAGATTAGGCGAAAGATTTTATATTTTGGATGATCTGAGTTTAAGGGCATCACCAGATACTTGGGCGCGAGCCGTTGTGGAAGCATATCACCACTGGAACGCTGACAGAATTGTTGCAGAAGTAAACAACGGTGGCGATTTGGTTGAAAAAGTGATAAGAACTATAGACAGAAGTGTTCCTTATACACCCGTCAGGGCGTCAAGGGGTAAGATATTGAGAGCGGAGCCGATAGCGGCTTTGTATGAGCAAGGGAAAGTCTCCCATTGCGGAGAGTTTAGGGAACTTGAGGATCAAATGACCAGTTACACCCCACTTTCAAAAAAGTCTCCTGATCGTTTGGATGCTTTAGTTTGGGCTTTAACTGATTTAAGCATATCAACGGGTCAAGCTGTTTGGAGAATTAGCTGATGGGTATTTTGGACAATATAGCGGCCATTTTGGGGCGCGGGCAGTCTTTCGAGCGCAAAGAAGCGCCACAGGTTCATATCAGCGGTCCGTCATATAGCGGAACAAAAAAAGATAATTTCAAAACTTTTGCACAAGAAGGCTACAAGGAAAACGCGATTGTTTATCGTTGCGTGAATGAAATTGCTAACGGCGCAGCTTCTATCCCTTTTTGCGTTTATCAGGGAGATATAAAACTAGAAAGCCATCCGTTGATTTCTCTTTTGGAACGGCCAAACCCGCTGCAAGCTGGAATTGAATATTTCCAAAGCCTCTATTCATATTTACTTCTGTCTGGGAACTCTTACGCTTTACAATCAGATATAAATGGCGTTCCGCGTGAATTGCATATATTGCGGCCAGATCGGGTAGAAATCGAACCTAGCTCAACCTCAATTCCAAAAGCTTACAAATACAAGCTTGGCTCTGAGGTCGTGAAAACTTACCCCGCTGACCCAGTAACGGGAGGAGCAGAGGTTAAGCACTTCAAGCTTTGGAACCCTCTGGACGATTACCTTGGGCTTTCTCCATTGGCCGCAGCGGCTTTGTCTATTGATCAGAACAACATGGTTTCCAAGCATAACATTGCGCTCTTAGCCAATGGTGCGCGGCCCTCTGGCGCTATTGTTTTTAAACCCGCAGATGTCTCTGGAAATAGGTTGATGCTCACAGATGGGCAGAGAGATCAGTTGCAGAATGATCTGGCGAATAGGTTCAAGGGCGTAAACAATGCAGGGCGTCCAATGTTGCTTGAAGGTGATTTTGATTGGAAAGAAATGGGGATGTCTCCAAAGGACATGGATTTCTTGAGCCAAGCAAATATGACTGCAAAAGATATTGCTCTTTGTTTTGGCGTTCCTTCGCAGCTTATCGGCATCCCAGACGCGCAAACCTATGCGAATGTCCAAGAGGCGCGGCTGGCACTGTATGAGGAAACAATTATTCCTCTGGCGCGTCGGATTGAAAGCGATTTAAACGAATGGCTGGCCCCAGCCTTTGGCGATGATATTTCAATTTCATATGATATTGACGCCATCCCAGCCATGACAGAGCGGAGGCGCAGAGTTTATGAAAATGTTACTGCGGCGGTTAGGGATGGGATTATCTCTCGCAATGAGGCGCGTGATAGATTGGGCCTTGAACCCATCAGCGGGGGAGATGAGGTCTTTATCGCTGCAAATTTATTCCCATTGGGTGGACCAGAAATCGCAGAAGATGAAGGTCAAGATCCAGAAGATGCTGGGAAAGAAGCCTACGGCGAAACCGAAGTAAAAAAAAAGAATGAGGTAGCCAAGGACACTTTCACAACCAGAGCGGAAGCATCGGCACGGGCTTCTGAGATTGGATGCGTTGGCACTCACCAGCACACAGTTGACGGGCAAGCGGTGTTTATGCCTTGCGATACACACTCGGAATATGAAGATTTAACCGATGGCGGCGAGAAAGCTGAGAGCGATGTAAATACAACGCCAACTGATGCAATGGCGAGAAATGCAGAGCGTGGGCTTAATCTTCGCAAGGAATATGGACGCGGTGGAACTCAGGTTGGGGTTGCGCGGGCTAATCAGCTAAAATCAAAAGAGCGTTTAAGCCCCAGAACGGTCCGCAGAATGCATAGTTATTTTTCCAGACATGAGGTAGACAAAAGAGCGGAAGGCTTCCGCAGGGGCGAGGCTGGGTGGCCCAGCGCGGGCTTGGTGGCTTGGCTTCTATGGGGCGGTGATGAGGGCCAGAGTTGGGCGGCTCGCAAGGTCAAGGAGCTAGATAAAGAACGTGATAAGGCTCAAGAGTTGGCTGCATATATGGAAGATTTGCAGATTGAGGAAAAAGCGCCGATTAAAATCTCAGAGGCGGTCAAAAAAGGTTTAGCCGAAAAGGTCAAAGACCATAACGACAAACATGGCGATAAAAAGGGCAAGAGGGTCACACAGAGGATGCTGGAGGCTGTGTTCCGTCGAGGCGTGGGGGCTTACAACACAAACCCCGCTTCCGTGCGTCCTAGCGTCAATTCTGCGGATCAATGGGCCTATGCTCGCGTCAATGTATTCTTGCAAGCCGTAAGGACAGGGAAATATAAAAGCGGAAAGTTTGATACCGATCTTTTACCAGAAGGGCATCCGCTAAAATCCAAAGATAAGAAGTAGACTATTCATCGTCGGTGAATAAGCGCTTGTATTCTTCTTCTGTGATTATTCCGTATTCTTTGGCTTCATTTGCTAGGATCAACGCCCACTTTTCGCCATCTGGTCCATTAAGAGCTTGGTCAAATGTGCGAGAGGCATCCTCGATTAGATAGGCTTCAATGCAGTTATAAGCTTCGTCAAGCTCTTGGTCTTGGCCTTCAAGTTCTAAAAATTTGTATGCGGCCAATCCCTTCATGAGACTGAGGGTCTTTGGCATGTCTGCGCCGAAAATTTCCATAGACAAAACTCGCATTTTAAATTCTGGATCATCTAAATTTCCTAATTTTATAATTTCCTTAACGTAATCTGAGAACCTTTCGGCCCTCAGAATAAATTGCTCAGATACTTTCATTATGCCCACCCCATGCTTACCGCAAAGATCCAGCCTACAGAAGCGGCACAGATCACCGCAAAGATAATTACATCTTGCTTCCATTTAGTCATTAGGTCCACCTCCCATATTCAGCGGCCTTCTCATCCATAAAGCAATGGCCGCAAGCCACAAAACTACTTTTGAACCACTCGCGGAAGGTTTCCCCTTCATGTTTGATTTCATCAAAGTAGATTTTCAGAGCGGCAAGATCCTCACCGCTCAATTCAACTGTATGCTCAATCTTGATTTTCATATTCATCTTCCTTCAAGTCTATTTTAACACATAAATCATTGAGGTTGGTGGAAACGATTGGCGGCTGTTGATCTCTGTAAGCTCGCCAGATGGTTTGATTGTACATCATTCGAGATCCGTTATTGATCCTCCAACCCCTGTATTCCCAAGGATGGTCAAGATCACCTTTGCGTCTGGTCTTTTTAAATTTGGGCTTCATTACCAAACCTCCCCTTCCACCATTAAATCAATGGCGTCATAAATTCCCAGCGGAGCGGAGAGAGATCCATCGTCCATGATGCGGCGAATGGCGAAAGTTTTTGCGCCGTGATGCGACAGCCAGCGCTTGCCGATCTTCATGGCGCTGGTTGGGCTGAGAGCGTCGAACTCGATCATGGTGTTGAGGTGGTCAAGCGGCCCCTCAATGGTAGGCTCCACCTCTACATGGATGACGCACTTGTTGCCTCTGCGGGCTTTCACTTTGCCATCAAGACGCGCCAAGCGCATTTTGGCAGCTTCGTC